TAACGAGCATCCAAAGAACAAGTTCGACTTGTTAGTTGCGATTGCAGTTCCATTTGCCAATCCATTTGCAACAAAGATTTTAACTCCGTCAAAAGCTAAATCCTGTCCCATTCCGTACCAAAGTGTTCCTTTGTTGTCTACACCATTTGCACCTGCATTGTTAGCGATAGAGCCAAATCCACCCAAAGCACGAACATAAGCGCGAGCCATATCCTGTGAAAGATAGATGAATAAATCCTCGCTTCCGTAAACGCTTGATGGTAAAGCGTCTACAATTTTTCCAAGCTCATCAATGATAGTTAAGGCAGATGCTGCAACTCCTGCAACTTCTTGTGCTGCTGGTAATCCTGCATCTAAAGCTACTTGAGTAACGATTCCATCATACTCTCCAGAATTATTTTTGTCTCCTCTCCAGAAGTTTACTTCATTTCTTGCAGCTACTTTTTCTGCTACATATCCAATCATGTAATCTTCAAAAGATTTAGGTAATACATCAAAAGATGAATAACCTTGCTCAACTCCTTGCCATGTGTTGTGAAAGTCCAACTTACACAATTCAAGGTTTACTTGTAGGTCTTTAACCTCAAGTACTCGCTCTGTCAATGTGATAGCATCGTCAGTTCTTGTAAAGTCGCAAGATGCGTCAGAAAGAACGTCAGTTAATGCCATCTTCTGCATTACTTGTTTAAATTTAATGTTAGGTAGAATCTCTACTCCACCTTTTTCGATAGTTGGTGCGCTTAATAAAGCAGCAGCCACGTACTTACCAGCGAATTCGCCTGCGTAAGTCGTTGTAATTGAGGTAATTGAACCACTTGTTGCCATAATATAATTATTTATTTATTTAATTTTTCAAAGATTGAATCCATTGTAGAACGTCTTCTTTTAGAGCTAAATTTAAATACCTCTTTTTCTTCTACGTTTTCTGGATTATGTGTTATTGGTTTAGTTGCTGCTTCATTTTCTTTTGTTTTTTCTTCAGATAATTCTACAACCTCTTCTTTATTCTCTACCTTTTCAGTAGTTTCTTCAGTTTTGTTTTTAGATAACAATTCAACTTCTGCTTTTAACTCTTCGTTTTCCTTTTTCAAAGCTTCTATTTCAGTAAAGAATGTTTCTTTAACGATTGATTCAACCGTCTTTTTAACTGGCTTCTTTTCTTCTGTTGCCATTTCTTCCTCTTTCTCCTCGTATCCTGCTTCCTCTTCTTTTACTTCTTTTTCTTCTTCTTTTTTCTCCTCTTCTGCTTCTTCCTCTGCTTTGACTTCTGCAATGATGCCCTCTTCTTTTACGATAAGTAAAGTTCCATCTTCCATTTTATACTCTCCAACAGGTAAAGCAATTTTTTGCTCGTCTTCTGTTACAATAAAAATCTCTGCTTCTGCTTCAAAAGAATCTGCTTCAACTATTGTTACTCCGTCCTCAAGTTTTCTTTGCTCAAGTTCTATTTGCATTCCAAGTAATTCTCTTACTTTGTTCAAAACTGTGTTTGTGTTCATTGTGATATAATTTAAGTTATCTACTATAATAACTAAATAATTAAGTATCCGTTTCCTTTTTGCCTTGTATTGCTTATCAGTTGGCGTTTTGACAATCGGTACAATCAGAGTATAATGTAACAGAATTAACGTGCAAACCACTTGTATTAATAGCTTCTATGATAGTATAACACCCATCATAATTGCTATTGTGAAACCTTAAATAATAGACTGCACCGATATTTAAAGTTCCCTCGTGTATATGTATGTTTCTTTCTACACTTGAACTGCAATGTTGTATTTTATATTTAGATGCTCCCACCTCTACCTGTTCGCTTGTAATGTTACCTATTCCTTGCGCCCATAAACCACCATCACAACAATCTTGTGAGTATGTTTGACCATCTTTACATAGACAAGCACGTTTACCCCCTAATCTTCCTGTTCTACTTTTTTTCAATTTGCTTAAGTTTAGATTCTGCCCAACGCTTACCAGCTTTGCCACCCCAAAGTAAGTAACTGATATATCCACAATCTTGTTGGTCTCCTTTCTCGTAATATACTTCTGCTCTACTTAAATAAGAATACATTCTTTTTATAGTTTCAACAGACACGGCTTCTTTGTTTGCTAATTGTTGCGCTCTGACCTTACCGACTTGTGTTGCACATTTGTTGTTTACTTTCTTGTTTAGCTCTATGCCTCTTTTAGCGTTGTTGCTTACTGCTTGAGGATAGTCTGCATAACTTTCTGCTTTGATGTCTAAAAGGTCTTTTAAAGCTTCTATAATTTCTTCTTTAGCATCATTACGTTTACCCATCTCATATCGGTCTGCGAAGTAGCCCTCTATACTGAAGCCCTTAACCTCTCCCGATTTTGCTTTAGCATATAGTTCTTCGTCATCAATTTTAGCAGACACCATCCAAGTGCCTACAGGTACATTCATACCATATAGTGCAGTCTTGTCCTTGTCCGTGTTTTCTACAATCCAACTTTCTACGATTGTTACACCTTTTACTTTATCCTTATGCTCAAAGGTTGCGTTTTGATGGTTAGACTTTTTAAAGAATAATTCAGACGCTCTTCTAACCGTTTGTTGACTAAAGTATATATAGTATTCATCTCCGTTTTCATTACGTCTATAGATGCTTTTGTCTGGAATGAGCGCAGCACCCATAAGAATACGCTTTTCAGAATCTATTTCTTTAAGTTGTAATTCGTGTTTATTTAGTGCAACGAAGTTACTTTCAATGGCTGGTTGCTCTACCAAACTAATCGCTTCTATTCCAGAAGTTTCGTCTGATTCGTCTATAATTAATTCGATTATCTTCATACTATAATAACTAAAAAAGGTTTAAAGTGTTGCGTTTTGAACTCTGTTTCTATCTAATGCTTGGCTTGTAGTTACCTCTCCACTTACTACAAAAGCTTGTACTGGTTGTTGTTGTAATTGTGCGATTTGATTTATGCCACTATCTCCGACCACATTAAAACTTGGTGCAACTGCTTCGCCACCTCCTGCTCCACCTATATCAGTAGGACTTTCTACATCTCCACCACCTGTAAATTGTTGTGATGCAATACTTGCTATTTGAGCAGCTCCTGCAATTCCAATACCAACTGCATTCGCTATCCTTAAACTCTGTGTAGGTGTAAAGTCAGTAGTCTCTGCAAATACCTTTGTAATCGCTTGTGCCGTGTTTATAGTTGCTTGTGCTATACCTACTGCCTTTTGAACTTGAAACGCTCTCTTCTGTTGCTTTTCATTTCCTTTAGCAAATAATGCAGCGATATCATTTATAGCACTTAACCCACCTTGTACAACGCTTACTTTATAATCTTCTAATGCTTTAGCATCTGCCTTTGCTTTGTCATCCCTAACCTTTTGCGCTGCATCTCTCTCCTCGTCATATTTTAAATATATTTCATTTTCTGCATTTAATCTGGCTATCTCTATTTCTAGCAATGCGTCTGCATTTCCTTGAGCTGCTTCTTCTAATGCAAAATATTTATCCTGTACTGCCCTTAATTCTCTTTCTTCATCTGATAAAGTGTTTTGATAGTTTTGCTCTTCTATCCCTGCAATGGTATCTAAAAAGTCATTGTTTTGTTTGGCAATATTTTCAAGTCTTTTCTTTTCTCTATCTCTTTCTATTTTATCATATTTCTCTCTGATTTTTGCTTCAGATTGTTCTTCTTGTTCTGTGTATAAATCATTAAGTTCCTTTCTTTCTTTTGCAGTTAGCTTCGTGTTTTTCTTTGTGTCCTCTTGAAGTCTTCTAAACTTGTCTCGGTTTATTTCCAAGTCTTTTTCTATGCCATCCTCCATTAAAGAGTTCTGAAGGTCTTCTATTTTTCTGGCAGTATCTAGTCTGAATTTAGCGTAAGCCTTCCACTTATCTCTTTTAGCTTTTAGTTTGTCATCAGTAGCCTTAACCTCTCCCGCATCAAATATTTCCAAATCTTTTTGTAAACTTTCAACATCGCCTTTAGTTGTTTTTATCCATTTTTTTGTTTCTTTTTCCCTAAATGCATTTAGTCTTTCAGTTGATGCTTCTAATTTTCGTTCTACATCAAAAGTATGTGAATAAATATTCTCATTAGCATCTCTTAATATTTTTTGTTCTTCATCAGATAAATCATGCTGGTGTATTATGCCCTCTTCCCTTATTTTTTGTAATACTTCTAATGCCTTTTTTTCTTCATTTATTCTTTCTTGAATACTATCAATAGTATATCTAGCTTCTTCTTCAAATTTTTCTTTATCTTCTTTTGCGTTTTTTTCTGCTTCAGCTATAGCATCTGTTATTAATTTTCGTTCTGCTTTTGCCGTTTCTTCGCCTTTGGCTTTAGCTAAGTCAATTTCTTTTCTTGCTAATTTTTGCTTTAAATCAAACTCTTTATTTAACCTATCTTTTTTAGCATTCCATCTATCCTCATCTGCTTTTGCTTCTGCCTCTCTAAACTCTGCCTGTTTCTTTTCTGCTTCTAGGTTTCTTTTTGAGGATAAACCTATTAACTCTAAACCTTTTTGTACTGCTTTTATAGTTAAAATTAAAGGTGCGAAAGCAACCAGTAACACCTTCACCATAGCACTGCTATTTTTTAAGCCTTTAGACCCTCCGCTTATAGCTTTATTCAGTTTACTCCAATTAGCAACGAGCAAACCAATACCTACTATAATTGCACCTATTCCTGTACTTATAAGAGCTAACCTAAATAGCTTTACACTTTTAGTTGCTACACCTTGAGCCGTTGCGTATGCGTATGTAGATGAGGTTAAAACTTTAGTTCTAATAGATTTAAGTAAAAGCATAGCAGAACTTTCTTTCTCTAATGCCGTTGCTATTTGATTGATAGAGTTCATTAATGTTTGGGCAGCCATTAACTTAACCATTGTCTCTCTTAACTTCTCACTTTCTACTCCTGTTAAAGCCATAGCAGATTGAATACCACCAAAGGCAGCGACACCTGTTCCCACTAATTGTAAAGCACCTTGTAGATTCTTTTGGTCATCTGCAAGTCTTTTAGTTTCGTTCTGAATATCTATGTATCTATCTCTTAATTCAGATGCTTTCTGTAATGCTTCCTTACCTACTGGTGTTTCTCTTCCTGCACTTAATGCTATAGATTGATAAGCTTGTATTTGCTTATTCATATCTCTTACATTGAGAGGAGTTTCTTTTACAATCTTGTTGATATCAGATAACTGCTTCTCGTAAGAATCCCCACTTTTTAGAACGGCATCATATTGCTTTTTGGTGCTTCCAATAGCTTTATTATAGTCTTTAGTATCTTTAGTAGCTTCCTTTGTGTTACTATTGATTTTTATGTTGATAGTCTTATTTTCTGCCATTGGTTTCTGCTTTTAATTTCTTTAACATTTGTTCACGTTTCTTTTGCTTGTAAATCGCCTTAACCCCTGTTTCATAACTATACAATCCTTTCGCTATTTGTACGTTTTCTGATGCTTCAAAGAAGTCATCTATTGCCAATAAGTCTACAATGTTTTTTATCATTATGGTTGTTGTTGGATAAATATTTGGTTGCTTGTTTGTGTTCCATTACTGAATGTATAAGTAACTACTAAAGTGTATACTGCTAAATTACCCTCTTCTGTTCTTACTCTATCTGCAAGGTCTTCCGTGTTTATGTAGTCTAAATCGTCTTCCGTTTTTAAAACAGTCGTAGATGTAGGATTCTCTGGAATACATACCTCAACCGTTCCCTTACTTGTTAAAGTGCTTGGTGTAATCGTTACACTTGGATTGCTACAAGTTACATCTGCTTGTACCACTCCATTTGGAAATAATATTCTAACATCTAAACATTGATTTTGAAAGTCTGGAAGTAATGGCTCATTTGGTAAACCAATGCCACCATCTGCAAGTAAAGGTCTAAAGTCATTAATCAAAACTAAATCTACATCGCCAGTATTCAGATTAGACTTCATTGATTCTATAATGTATCTTTTATCTCTGATAATTACCCTATCATTCAAACGTAATTCAGTTAATAGGCTTACAGGTAAATTCGTTTTTACGGTTGTTCTTCTATTCTTTAGATTATATAAATTGAGTAAATAAGGACTATAATAAACACTAAACAAAGTATTTAAGTTTGCCAAGTTAGTCAAGGTACTTACTTCTGCATTAAAGTTTAAAGTAAAATCGCTATTGTTTACCGTTACATCTTGTCCGAATGGCAGATATGTATTAATAGTGCTTGTACTCGTGCCATCATAAAATTTGAATGCACAGGGTTTATTATCATACATATACAATAGCATAGGTTTAGGAACGTATGTATTAAGGTCTTTGTCTATCGTGAATCCAACTTGTAAATCCGTATTAGTGAATTTAGTCATCAACATATTTTCAAATGGTTGTTGAATTTTATATTCTCCTCCATCATAGTTAAATGTACTAACTGCATCTCCATAATCTCTGCTAAACGTATCACGAAAATTAGTATTTAATATGTTTTGGCTTTGTTGATATTTAAAAGATATGGCTTTATATAATTTTACCCTGTCAATATTAATGCTTTTGATATCCGTGTATTTGGTAATATCTACAATTGCACCTTTAGAATACCAATCGTCTAATGGCTCAACTTGAAAGACACCCTCTGCAATTCCATAACAAGTTAAATTAAACTCTTTTAAAACGCCTGTAAAAAAGTCTGAAACTTTCATATCTGGCAAGTAATTTAATACAGATATATTTCCCTCAATTAATAAAGGCGTAGTGCCTCTTGCATAATATGTATTTATACCATCTACTTCAGAGCCAAAAGAATCTAAATACACCCATTCTTGGCTATATATTATTTCAATTTCAATATTTATTTGCTCACTTGCTCTAACTCTAAAAGAATATGTTTGTTGTTCTAAATTAATATCGTTTAAGTCATTAGATATTTGAGTGATTATTGCATTGCCTGTAAATTGTGAACTATCATAAGTTATTTGAAGAACACCATTTAAAATTACATCAATATAATATGTTGCCGTTACAACATCTAAACCATACGTGTTAATATTTACCTTATGCCTCAAACTAAAAAAACTCATATTAGATGGGCTACTCGGAACTGCTTGATTAAATGGTATGTATCCGTATGTCAAGCTATTTTCTGATAGTGTAAAATAATCAGTATAAACATCTGGAGGAGTTATCGCAGTTCCCAACACAAAAGCACTTTGACCTCCTGTATCTAATTCCAAATCGAATGTTTCTGTTAAGTATTCAAAGTTGTTTTTATTTTGACAATACAAGAAGCAATTTTGAAATCTTTTGTCTGTTAAAAAAGTACCTTCAAATGTTACTCCGTATCTGCCTTGAATAGCACCGAATAATGCAGCGATACGAATGGCAGGGAATAATTCTGTGTAATTAATTTGACTGCTACCAGTTGGCGAAATATCATTTACCCCACCATCTTGATAAGTTAAATACCTTTGTGCTATTAATGGATATCTAATAACATAATTTGTAGCACCGTCTGTTATTCTATTTTCTATTTCTGTCCCTGTATATTCGTGTGAATATATGCCGACTAAATCCAAGTTTTGAAGTTTCTCTTCTCCAAACTTGTCTTTTAAACTTGTGATATCTCCATAGAAAGTAATCTGATATGAATACGCTTGATTGTTTTTTACTTCCGATTTTTCTAAACTTATTTTTCCACGCCTAAATGTTGTTAAGTCTATTTCAATATAAGCATCTCTTCTGATGTTGTGGTCAAACAATGTATTAACGTCTTGTATGTCGCCAATATCACTATTGTAAAAATGCTTAAATATAGCATCATTCTTTGGAGTACTTGGAACATTAAAGCTTTGTGAATAGTCAGTAAATACCTTGCTAATATCTTGGATATCCTGTTGCTTACTTGTAACGCTTATTATTTCGTCCTTGAATAAATCAAGTCTTTGTCCCTCTATGTATACTTGTACCGTTCTCATTATACAACCGTGCTAATTAAATCGTATGCAAAATCAAACTCTAATTCGTAGTTAATCATTCCATCGTTTATTCCTACTTGTTTTTGAAGTGATTTAGTTTTAACTTTTACAGGTAAATAGTTTGCGTTGTATTCTGGGTCTAATAAATGTATCTTTTCGCTTAACATCATTTCTTGGATATATTCGCCATACAAATCATTAACCCATCCTGTATTTAGTTTTATAGATTCTGTTGCGTTGATATTGAATTCTTTTATTTGCCCCTCGTTAGTTGGAAAGAATGGTAGTACGCTTGGATTGAATTTGTATTCATTCGTTTTTACGTTGATGTTTCTTTTCTTTACTTTTTGAAAGAATATTCTTGCCCAACTTCCGTAACGATTTAAAAAGTCTACTGCTACAGGTGAATACTTTGGCTCACATTGTGGCACAAAATAACCTGTCCACCTTACACCACTTCCACCTATTAACCATTCTACTTTATTTCCGTCTTGTAAATAAGGCAAATATACTCGTGAAAATGTTTTCATTCCTGCCGTTGTAGCCGTTATTGTATGTGTTGCTCCTGTATAGGTGTTTGTGTATCTTATGGCATCTGCTATTTCCATTGTTACATCAAAGCTACCAGCCATATTAATAGGAGTTGTAGAAAACAAACTGCCATCATAATTATAAAAATATGTACCTTCTGTTAAAAGCACAGTAGAACTGACTGCATTAAATCCATCGCTATAATAAGCAAAGCCATCCATAAAGTCCCCAGATGAACTTGCCAAAGCATCTAATACATAAGTGCCACCAATTAGATTATAAACGTCAACGTGGTAATTTACTTTGTAGTCCGTGTTTATGTCTGCATCATAAGTATTATACAGGTTTTGCCACGTTGTAAACGTATAGTATTCTCTAACATAAGGCGAAAGATTATAAAAAGTTTTCGTGTTGTTAGATGCAGGAATTAATTTAGAAAGTGTGTATTGTGGACTTGCTGGTTGGCTTCCAGTATTCCACAAATATAATTCTATTTTGCTTCCTGTTTGTGTAGCATCGTCTACTTCTATAATGTATGGACTTCTTGATAAATTCATTTTAGTTTTTTAAAGTTTTCGTCTGTGATTGTATTGAATAGGTTTACCATATCAAGTGCGTATTTCTCTGTCACTTCTTTAGGTAGCTTCTTGTAGTATTTCTCAAATGGTTTAGTAAAGAACATACTTGGTTTAATTCCTTTATTCCAAATGCTCCTTATTATTGTTCTTGCCGTTTGCTCATAGCTTAAGAACTTGCCCTCCTTATCTCTAAATTGAAACTTCTTTCTTTGCACCCATTGATTGATTCCTTTTGTCAATCCTCCACTTTCTCCACTACCTGTCCCAAATCTATAGCCACTTAAACTCTTGCCACTCTTTACACCTTTAACTCCTCTATCTTGAAACCATCCGTAGCCTTTCATTTGAAAAGTTATTTGTACACTATTAGGTGATTCCTTTACATAAGATTTTAAGCTATTTGCAAGTGCGCCAGTATCTCTTGGCAAACCTTGTTTAGCTTCCTTTATAACCTTATCTCTAAAGCTATCTAATAACTTTTGCACTTCGCCTTTCTTCATTAGCAAATAGTCATATCATTAGGTATTAATATATCACAGGTCAACGTCCATCCTGTTAGGTTGTTTTCCATACGTTCAGTAAATGGCTCACACGTTGGCGTACCATCCACTTGAAACGCATCGGTATATAAGTCTCCTCTTCTTAACAACTCATAGCATCTGTTAAGAACTGCTAACATAGTATTGAGTACATATAACTCATTATTGTTGCCATCGAATTTATCTGTGGTTTCGTCTTTGGATACGTTTACAATATCCATTGCCAAGATGCTTAAATTGTATCTAATCACGTTATTCTCAAAGGTTGCAGTATTAACTATAATATGCACCAATGGAAAGATAGTCTGCTTATTTAGGTCAACGTCAAAAATGTCCCCCTGTGATACGGTAGATATTAGATTGTCATTCTCAAAGTGTGTTCGTAGTTTGTCTATTATATCGAAGTAGTTCATAGTTTATCTTTTCATTTTTCTGTTAAGCTCTCTGGCTTCAATTTCGTTTTTCTCTTTTTCGAATGTGAGATAGGTAAGACATTGAGATAGTTCAAGTTTTGTAACTGCATCAATCCTTGTGACATCTCCTTGAGCGCATTGATAGATGCTTGAGTACCATTTCCATTTTTTGCCAAATTGAACTCTTTCGTTGAACTCATTGAGTTGGTCATTGTCTTCATCTCTTTCTGCAAATAGTTGAGGGTAGCGTTTAGTAATTCTTTCGCGATATCGTAAAAAAAAACACTTGCTGCTATGGCAATATCTAAAGGTGCAAACTTCATAAGCTCTTGCATATCCTCGTTTGGCTCGTAGTCTACAATAGAATACTTGTCTTTATACTTCTCTTTAATTGGTCTGAACATTACTGCCATCGCTTTGTGGTATGTTTTCCAATCTTGCAAGTTGTGTTCTATATCTACATACTCTCCAAAGCTGATGTGTTCAAGGTTAGGAATAAATGCAAAGGTATAGTCTCCTAATTTAAAGTGACGTCTTAATTTTGGCTTCTGTTTAAATACCTCTGTGAAATGTACTATCAATTCGTTGAGGTCTTTTAACTGAATGTTCATAACTTCCTTAAGTTCTATGCCACAGAATATCTGTATCATTTTTTGAGCGATGAACTCCTCATCATTGCTGTTGTCTTTCATCTCAATGAATTTCTGATATCTTGATAAAGGTATCTCGCTTAAGTCAGTAGGTAATGTTATATCTATTTTCATCTTCTTATATTAATAACTAAATTTTCGTGTTTTTGTTATCCGTAGCTACATAATAGAATAGCTTCCGTAATTCTTATTCATTCCTAACGTTTCCATCTCGTGGTATCTAACGGCATCGATTGCGTGGTTGAAATTGTCGATAGGTTTGTTTAGTCGCTTGCCTGTTTTGTCCGTGTCCCAACAATAAGACCGTAATTCTTTGATAAGGTTTGTACTGCTCTTTGTTACCAGGTAATCTTGCCTTTGCATTACATCTATTCCGTAGTTAATAGAATCCTTTCCTTTGGTAGCACCCTTTATAAGTATTCCGTGTTTCTGTCTGCGTATTTCTTCGATGCTTTTCGGCTCTGCACTATCTGCTACAATTGGAACGCTTACAGGCAATATTTTAGCGATGTCAGAATTAAGCATTTTTGTTTGGTATGCTTTCTCGTTTAATATCCTTTGGTTATTGTAGGTGTATATTTCAATGATTGCCGTTGGGTCTGCACTATATCCGAAGTCAAGCCCTATGCCTATCAATCTTGCTTCCTCTGGTATTCTATCTATGATTGTGTAGTTGGTAAATACTGCTCCTTGTAATTGACCGATTTTTCCCTCTCCATAAACACGCCACCAATTGTCCCAATACGTGCTTGTCTTTGCTTTTAAGCGATTCTTTTCTATTTGTTGTACAATACCCTCATCAAGTCCCTCATTGTCCTTGTACGTTAATATAATGAAGTCTGCATCTGATTCGTGTTTTAGTTCGGTATGTACCCAGAACTCATTTGCAGGATTAAAATCCAAGTATATCTCTTTCTTTGTTCTTATTGAGAGTTCGTTGTAAGCATCAAACTGAATGTTGTTACACTCGTTAATATACAGGATATCTCTCCTTGCTCCTCTTAACTTACTTGAATCGTCTGCACTAAAGAACTCTATAAAGCTTCCATTTGCAAAGTCATATCTTAAATGGCTCTTGTTATATCTGTCATCAAAGTACCTATTAGTCCACTTCATAATCTTTAAGAAGTCCCTTAATGCTCCTCTTCTTAAATGCGGTATGGATTCAGCTACTACGCTTATTTCAAGGTTTGGAGTATCTGCTGCTTTATGTATTAAGCAAGGCAATATACCGAATGTCTTTCCTGCACTCGTTCCACCTTGAATAATTTTGATTCGTTTTTTTAACGCTAAAATCTTATTTATTGCCGTCGTCCTCTTTAACATCTGGGAATAAAGGTTGCTCTATATTGGTTTGTTCTACCTGTTGGACAGGTGCGCCATAAGCACTATCTAATAACTTTTGGTAAGATGTAGCATCGCCCTCTCTTGCTTTCTTGATTAGTGCTAATGTCATTAAATCCTCTTGTGAAAGTATTTCTTCTACGTCTGTTATAGGATTGTTTTTGTTCTGTTCTAACGCTAACCATTTACGAGCAACAGAACTTCTATTCTTGCTTCCCTTTGGTCTGCCTTTAGGATTGCCACTTTGTCCTTTCTTGTATCTTATTAAGTTTTCTTCGTTAGCCATTATTCTCTGTAGTTTCTATGTTGTTAATATCTTTTGTTTCATTTGTTATTGTAATGTGATTCGTGTTTTCATAGTGTACTTCAACATTCTCTCCAGAATCTAAAAACCTTGCTTGTATTTCGTTGATTCTTTTCTTATGTCTTATTGGATGCCCTACTATCTTAATCATTGTAAGCTTCGTGAACTTTACGCATCTTGTTTACTATATCTCTTATGCAACTCTTACAGGTTGTATCCCCTTGCTTTGCATTAAATACTCTGTTGTATATAGCTAAGAGTTTTCTTTTGCCACTTGGTCTATATGTACCACCTTGAGCAAAGAAGTCTGATAGCCATTCGTATTCTGATTCAGTAAGGCAGTTCGTGTTTCTGTACCTCCATATCTTGTTTAATTTTTCCTTACGTTCATCACACCCACAATCGTCTCCTGCTAACCATTCAACTGCTTTCTTTATGCCTGTGGCTTCTGTTATCTTTTCAATGGTATCTCCTAACCCCTCGCTGGGTTGTTGCTTTTTCCAATCTTTGTACTCCTTAGACCTTTTGTCTAATCCTAAATAATATTCCGTGTTTTTCTCCATTAGTTATATTTTTTCGTAATCCTCGTTTATATAATCCTCGTAATCCTCTGCACAATTATCTCTCAATCTTTGTTTGCAGTATTTAATTGTACTGAATATGCTTTTAGTTCCTATCTTGGTTTCTTTTGATGCCTCTCTAAAGCTCCATTCCTTGTCTCTATATAACTTGAATAAACCTTTATCGTACCAATGCCACGAATCCATCTCTTTAGATAGCTTTGCTTCCAGTAAATATTCTGCTTCTTTTTTTGATATGTAATCGTACTCAACCGTAAGGTGTTTAATCTCGTCTAAATCTACCTTTTGATGTTTCTGCCTTTCCATACATAAGCTTTTAAATATGTTTTTTAACGTGAAATGTATGTAGGCTCTGTTTAGTTGTCCGTTTTTTTGTATGACCTTTTCTCTGTCTGCATACTTGTGTAATCTAATGTACATTTCTTGAACGATATCTTCGGCGTAGAAGTCTTCTCCGTAGCTTTGTACGATTCTCAAATAGTCAGCGTGAAACTTTGCAACTTCTTTTAACCAGTTCATTGATTAGATATTAAACAAATGTAATGATTATTTTCTAATAATGTATAGACGAAGTTTTAAACGAATAGTTGTGAATAAAAAAAAGCACCTCTTTCAAAGTGCTTCTTCCATTTTATAGTTTATAATCTAAAAAGGCAATCCATCTAAATCTGATAGTTGTGCATCGTGCTTTGCGTCTTCGTTTCCACCAGCTTCAACTTCTGCTTGGTACGGTTTACTAAACTTTGCACTAAAATACTTTACACCACTTTTACTTTCGTTTAGCCATAGTGCTACTTCTTTTTCTACACCATCAATTAAAGCTTTACCTTTGTAATCTGGATGCGAATCCGTTTTTTTGTAATCGTTTTTAAAAATCGCTCCTGTGTTGTTCTTTTGTTCCATAACTTAATCTATTGTTTTACTTATAATGTAGGCACTTAACGTCTTTCGTTTTCGCCTGGCTTTTTCTTTTAAAAGCTTTTTCTCTTCTTCTGTTACTCTTATTGTAACAATATCAGTCTTTCGTGTTTTCATCTATTAAAGTTTCGTAATACTTTCTACATTCTT